CAGCGCATACTGACGCGCGCGCGTGATCGCACGGTGCTGTCACTGGCACCAGACTACAATCCGGTCGCCATCGAGGAAGCTGCGGGGGTGCGCCTGGAGGATGCCAAGTCGCGCATGAGTTCCGACGTGATCGCCGAAGGCACCAAATCGGCTGACGGCCGGCCGCCACTCTCCAGCTTTCAGAGATAGCGATGGCGTTCGATGTCGAGGGCGCCCGTACTGCCGGCTACTCGGATACCGAGATTGCCGACCATCTGTCATCGGAGGCGAAGTTCGACGCCCCGGCTGCACGCAAGGCCGGCTACACCGATGCCGAGCTGATCAAGCAGCTGGCCGGGGCGCCCCCTGCCGCCTCCAATGGGGTGTTTGGCGACAAGCCGCTGATCTCGCTGTCGGGGCACGAACTGCCCAGCAGATCGCATATCGGCGAGGCACTGGCGGAAGGCTGGCGATCGGCGCCGACGTTCGTTGATCCGGCGACCAACCCGGTACTGGGTGCCGTCAACCTGCCGTTGCAGTTTGCAAACTCGCTCTTTCGTGGCGGCCAGCAGTTCGTGGAGGAGGCGCTATCGCCGATCTCGCCGCAGCTTGGTCGGGATGTTGCGGCCATTCCCGAGGCGTTCATGGGATCGCCGCATCCTGTTGTCGGCGAGACGGTGCGCATACCGCGGGTCGAGGAAGTGGTGCCAGCGGTTCGCAATGCGGTCGGGCCGCGGATTGATCCGATGGTCGCGCGCGTCGGCGAAGTGGGACAGGAGAGCCGGCCACCGGCACCGTCGCCGCTGACAGCGGAGGGGCAGGCCGCCGCCCGCTATGCCAACGAGTCGGCAGCGCCCCCAGCCGAACCTGCACCTCCACCAACTGGTGCAGCGCCACCGTCACCAGTTGCCGCCGAACCGCCACCAGCGCCGGCAGCCGCCGGCGCCGACATAACGCGCGGACCTATCCCCGAGCCGGATAAGACAGCGGCACAGGTGGCGTTCGAGAAGGATGTCCGGCAGACCGCGGCAGATCGCGCCGGACCGCAGGGCGTGGATCACACCGCCTATCTACCGGGCGCACAGCGCACCGAGGCAGCGCGCGAGTTCTCGCCCGAGGCCAGCGTGCATGAGGATGCGCTGGCGGAGACTGACCCCAAGTTCGCGGCCAAGGTTCTGCAGCTGGAGAACGACGCCAAGAAGATTGCCGACGATACCTACAAGGAACAGGCCGGCGACAAGAACACGCATGAGGCGGCAATCGAGACGCGGCGTCAGTTCTCGCCGGATGAACTCGGCGTGTTCGCGAAGGAAGCGCCAACCGCGTTGGGTGGCGAGATAGAGGGCCGGCTGAGGCAACTCCTGGCTAGTCCCGAAGGCAAACGATCCGGCGTCCGCTCGGTGCTGGAAAGCGTCCTGAAGGGCTTTCTCGACGCCGATGGCAACCCGGAAATCATGCCGTCGATGATCTATGGCGGACGCAAGAACATCTCCGACTGGCTGGACCGGGCCGCGATCGGCACCGGCACCGAGGCCGACAGCGCGCGTGCCGCCAAGCACTTCCTGGTCGATCTGCTGCACGAATACGTCGATCCGGCAATCAATGACGGCGCCCCGCTGTTTGAAACGTTCCGGTCCAAATGGACGGAACTGTCAAAGCCGATCGATCGCATGGAGTTCCTGCAGCAGCATATGTTCGGGCCTGGCTCGATCTATGGTGCCGACAAGCTGCCGCAGTATGGCAAAATCCAGAAGCTGCTGGAGAAGATGGTCAAGTTCCAGAACGCGTCGGGCACCAATCCCGTCAAGGCGTTTGAACCGGAGCATCTGTCACAGCTGATCGCGATCAGGAACGAGTTGGAGGCGTGGCACTACCGCGATCTGCTGAAGAAATCCGCTGGCAGCAACACGGTAAAGCGCGCGACGGCGGCGGCGAACCTGCAATCAGGCCCATTAGGTAAGGCAATTCAGTATGGGTCCGAGGCATTGGCGCAGGGCGCTGCGCTGGCGGTGGCGCCGGGATGGGGCAATGTCGCGTTGCTGGCGGCTCGGCCAGCGATCAAGCGGGCGATCGACAGCCGGGCGGCGAAGAAGCTGCAGGCGGTCAAGGATCGGATGATCGAGACGGCACCGCGCAACCAGCTCAGCCCGCCCGGCAGCTAGTGCGGCGCCAGGAAGGCCAGGATGATCAGGACCACCACAGGGCCGGCAGTGAGGACCAGCCGCCATGCGGTGTCTTGCAGCAGTTGCAGCCATTCCTTGGCCGATGCTTGGTCTCGTGGCGGCGGCTGGGCGACCGCATTGCCCGCGAGAAATTCGGTCTGTTGCGCGCGAAAAGCATCGATCGTGACGTTGGGATTGTCGGCGGCTTGTCGCTGCCATTCCATCTGCTCATCGGTGTAGCCGTACCTGTTAACTCGTGGCCCGGCCGCAGGCGCGGTCGGTATCAATCCCAGGACTGTGTAGAGACGGCGCCGATCGCTGCTGTCCATGACACGCTCACTGGCATCTGGTGGTGGCGAACCCGCCGCCCATCGGCATGGTGGTGCATGTGGTGGTGTTGCCGTTGCTGTCATTCCAGCGGGTGTGCGTCCAGCCGCCGCCCATCGGCATCTCGGTGCCCTGGAACGTGCCGCCGTCCGGCGTGGTGCCGTTGTAGTGCTGCCAGCCGCCGCCGAGCGGCATGGTCTGCACGGTGTAGCCCTGCGCCATTGCCGGTGAGGCGAGGGCGGCGAGCGTGGCGATCAATGCGAGCGTTTTCATTGTTGGCTCCTATTTCAGACTTACGTGGCTAATGAGTATGTCCAGGCGGCCGTTGATCATGCCGAGCTGGTAAGACATGGTGATCATGTTGCCGAGCAGCGCGATCACCAGCGCGGCGGTGATGCCAACCGCCCAGGTCAGGACGGCGAACCGATGCCTGATCTGCTCGTCGTCCATGCGGATGTCGCTCACGACACCAGCGCCAGAGCGAGGCTGACCAGGATCGAGCCGATCGACAGGCCGAAGATGGCCGCTGCGATGTAGATGCTCATTACCGTTTCTCCTTGGGCGGAGCAGCTTCCCGCTTGGTCAACACTGACGCGATGCGTTGCAGTATCACGTCCTCAGTGACACCTGCTGTCTCGGCCAACTCTGCCACCGTTGTTAATTGGGGATCGCCTCTGATATGCCGCACGATGGCATCCTGCTTGCTGACCGGGGCGGCTAGACCGCGCTCCAACAAGATTTCAATCTGGCCGCCGATAGTGCGCCCTTGCTGGCTCGCCTCGGTTCGGATTCGATCAAGCAATTCGCGGCGCAATCGCACGGCAAGCAGTTGCTTCTCGCTCATTGCTGCTTGCCCTGCGGCTCGGGATGCTCGACCGCCCAATCCAGCGCCAGCGAGAGCAGCTCGCGGATCGCGGCGTTGCGGCTGTTGAGCAGCTTGCCGTGCCAGTAGACATCAACACGCCGGGCGAGATCGTCCGGCAGGTTCAAGGTGATGCGGACTTCTGTATTCATGGGCGTAACATAGCACATTCGCATCGAAGGCGCAATCGCATACTTGATGCGAATCGCGGAAATGTGCCCCTAATGCGGCATGGACCCGCGGGCCGCGATTGGTGCGAAGATCGTCCAGCTCCGGCGCGAGCTGGAACGGCTGGAGGCTGCGGCCCGGTTGCTGGATGGCGCGGCGCCGGATGAGCCGGAACCGCTCGGTCTGCCGCCCTTGCCCCCGGCCAAGCTCGCGGTGATGACGGCGCTGACCGCGGCCGGTGCACGCGGTATGCGCCGCTCCGAGCTGGTCAAGGCCGTGCCGAACTTCGCGGCCGGGACCATCGTGCAGGCGCTGCAACTGCTGAAGAAGGACGGGCTTGTCACGCTCGGCGAGGGCCGCATCTGGCGCCGCGCATGACGGCACCACGGCTGTAATTGTGGCAACTGGCCCCTAGCCGCCGCCGGTAACCGCCGGCAACTCCCCCCACAACCGAAAGCCCTCGCATGTCCCCCGACCAGATCGGTCCCGTCACCGACGCGATCGTGCGCATCCTCGAAGCCGCCGGGATCATCGTCGCCGCGGTCGGCTCGATCGTTGCCACGGTGTCGTCCCGGCGCAACGCGGCGCAGCTGCGGCTGAACGCCAAGGCGCTGGATCGGATGCACCAGACGCTGCAACACAGGCCGCCGGAGCGTCGCCTGTGAGCGACATGCTGGAGCGCATGACGCGGCTGGAGGCTGATCACCACGCGACCGACCGGCGCATGTCGGATGGCTTCGTGACCCGCGACAAGGCCCTCGAGGTGGCGCTGACCGCACGTGACAAGGCGCTCGACGTGGCACTGACATCGCTCACCGCGCACCTCGCGGTGATGAACGAGTTCCGCGGGGCGATGGGCGACCAGCAGAAAAACTACATCAGTCGCGCGGAGCACGAGACGCTCACCAGCCAGGTCAGCGACCTACGATTGTCCATGCGCGGTATCGCCAACGAGTACGTGCCAAAGATCGACATGAACACGCAGGAAGCCCGGACCTCGGCGATCGAGCGGGCGATTGCCGATCTGCACACCCGTTACGCGACGATCGCAATGGTGGTCAGCGGCGGCATCGTCGCGTTCAACGTGATTGTCGCGTGGTGGGGCAAATTCCACTGATGGGCAATCACCTGTTCCCCGCCGTGCTGTGCCTGGTGCTGATCCTCGCCGCGCTGATCGGCGGCGGCATCGGCGGCCTCGCCTTCGGCTGGTTCGTCTGGCACCTGCTCTGAAAGGAAACGCACATGAAGCTCATATTCCTCGGCCTGCTGATGCTGCTCGCCGGCTGCTCGTGGATGGCGCCGCAACAGTCGGCGGTACACACGGCACCGCCGCCGCCGCCACCAGCGCCGACCGGCATCGCGCCGTCATCGCACGCGCTGGGCGACCTCGCCGACGTGCAGCAGCGGCTGACCGAAAGCGGCGACTATCATGGGCCGATCGACGGCAAGATGGGCACGGCGACTGCCGCCGCGCTGCGACGCTATCAGAGTGAGCACGATCTGGCTGTCACTGGCCTCGCCGACGACGCCACGCGCATGAAGCTGGGCCTGTGATGGAACTGTCATGGTTCACCCGGTTCTGTCGTTTCGTGGCGGGCGAGGCGCCAGAGACGCCGGTTCTCATTGTCGCCACGCCGCTGGTGGCGGACGAGGTGGTTGCGCCGCTGACCTTGGTTGTGCCGGCGAAGCACGTCACCTCGGTGCTGGAGAAGATCAGCGAACCGAAGCAAGGCAAGCGGACGCTGGTGGTCGAGGGCAAGGGCAAGAAGCGAGCCGTCAAGGCAAAGCGCAAGACGCGCTGAAAGGAACACCCAATGAGCCTCATCCTGATCGTTCTCGTCCTGCTTCTCCTGTTCGGTGGCCTGGGCGGTGGATACTACGGATATCGCGGTGGCTATTACGGCGGCCCCGGGTTCGCATTCTTCGGCCTGATCGTCATCATCATCATCGTGGTGTTGCTGTTCAGCGGCGGCTTTGGAGGCTGGCGGTATTGAAGCTCGTCGGGGCTTTCGGCCTGCTTCTGGTGCTGGCGTTCGTCGTGGTGCAGCTCGCCGGATGTGCCGCCAATCGTCCGCCGCCAACCGCTGTTGAATGCCGCGGCAAGGGCACGATCACCGGATCGGGCGAGGCGGCGATTGCGCTGGTCGGCAGCGGGTCCAACAACTTCGTGCTGACCGTCGATTGCGGCGATGGCGTCTATTTCAAGCAGACCCCGGCGCCACCCGATGCGCCCGCATCCCCATGATCCCACGCGGCCGGTCATCCTGCGGATCGAGACGGACCACGGCGAGGCGACGGTGATCGTCCACGCGGGCCATGTCGCCTATGCGTCACCGGCGATGGTCTGGGCGCTGGGCGCCTGGCTCCCGACGATGCTGCACCGCCTCGATGCGCGCGGCTGGATCGTCACGCATCGCCATCAGGGTTAGTTGTCGCCGCGACGATCCAGCTGGCGCCCGTTGTCCTCATTGTAGAGCACGTCGGTGAGCAGCGGCCGCAGCAGCGACAGCACGCGATCTAGGTCGCGCTCATCGAGAAAGTCCATCACTTCGCGCAGGAACTGGCGTTTCTCGTAGCTCAGGCGCGCGAACGTGCGGCGCAGATAGGCCCGGCGTGGGTCTTCTGGTTCCATGCCCGTGGCATGGCATGCCACATGATTCGGCGGAACCCGGCTAAACGATCCTGATCCTTAGTTACCGTCGCGGCGCTCCGGTCCTGGGTCGTGTAGGACTATTTTTCGCGGCGAGCCTTGCCTGCGCCTCTCGCGCAGCGCCCGCATCTCACCCTCGTCGCTGAGCTGACGCTCCTTGTCTGGAATGGGAAACATCCGTCGCATCAGATACCAGGCCGGGATGATGACCATCGGCCCGCCGATCCAGATGATCAGCAGCAGCCACCAGTACCACCTCATGGTGCCTCCCCATGCCCGACACGTTCGACATGCCGACGTTACAGCAAGAGCTGCGGCGCGATGAAGGCTGGCGGCGCTTTCCGTACTACGACCAGGGCATGCGTACGACGGTCGGTTGCGGGCGAAACCTCGACGGCAACGGCCTGCGCGACAGCGAGATTTCCTTCATGCTCGATAACGACATCCACGCCGCAATGACGGACCTCGATCACAACATCCCTTGGTGGCGGACGCTCGATCCGGTCCGGCAGCGGGTCATGATTAACATGGCATTCGGGCTCGGATGGACGCACTTCGCCATGTTCGCCCGCTTCTTCTCGGCCGTGCATGCGCATCGCTGGGACGATGCGGCTTTGGAGATGATCGCCAGCCGCTGGCACACCCAGGTCGGCGACCGCGCGCTGCGGCTCGAGGCGATGATGCGGACCGGCACTGCCCCCTAAGCCCGCGCCGGCCCGCACTAGGCTACTGCTGGCCGGGCGGCTGATTGCCCGCCGGGTTCACCACCACGAGCCCCTCGCCGTGGCCGTTGGTCGGATTGCCCGATGGGGTCTGCGTGCTCATCGCGCCGCCCGATACCTGATCAAGCTCGGCGTCCGTCAATTCGCGCAATTTGTCGTCTGACATTTCGCCTCCTTTGTCCCGGCCTGGATGCCGGGCGGCACGAGGCTGGAACAGATGATGCGAACCGACAACCCCACAGGAAGGAACACCGATGGCCGACGATCCCAACCCGCAGCTGCGGGCCGAACTCAATGCCGCATTGGCCGACCTCGATCCGCAGATCCGCGGCCTGCATGACCTCGCCGCCGTCTCGATCTCGGCCGATCTGCGCGCCTCGGTGCAGGAGCAGATTGCCGAGCGCGAACACCGCCGCAACCTGATCACCACAGCACTTGCCCGGCTCGACGATGCCCACGACGCGATGAACACCCTGGAGGCAGACGGTTATCCCGCACTGCCGCAGGCGACGATCATCGCATCGCAGTTCAACGAGCTGCAGGAGCAGCAGACAGACCTCGAAACCGCAATCGCCCTATTCAGGGAGCAGGCCTCCCGAATGACCGTTGGTCTTGGCGAGCCATCGGCCAAACCCAAGCCAGCATAAGGAACACAAGTAAATGGCTGATGTGACAACCGACCAATTCTTTCCCTCTGTCGTTCTGACGATCACCGACGCGACCGGCGCTGCCGCCACCGTTGACGGCGTGCCGGTCTGGGCGTCGTCCGACGAGACCGTGCTTGCCGTGACGGCTGCCGCCGATGGCATGAGCGCCAGCGTCGATACCGTCGCTCCCGGCACCGCGCGCGTCTCTGTATCCGCTGACGCCGATCTCGGCGCCGGCGTCGTGAGCCTCGACGGCGTGTCCGAGGACATCAACGTGATACTCGGCCCGTCGCACCAGGCGACCACGATGACGCTGGTGCTTGGCGCCCCGTCCGCCAAGACGACACCCTGATCGGAGGACAGCCGGATGTCAGGCACTCTTGACCCTGCGACGTTTCAGGCGCGTGCGATCACGATGCTGTCGAGCGGCAACGGGTCGAGGGCGATCTCGCCTGGCATTCGGCTGACCGATCGCTACCTAAACCATTATGAGCTGGTGGCGAGTACCACCAGGCCACCCTATGCGATCCGGCGCAACGGGGTGCTCGATGCCATCACCGGCGGCGTCACGGCGATCGGCATCTACACCGGGCAGCTGTATCAGTGGACCGCCGCTGGCACCTGCTACGTCTCGGACATGGCAGGCGCGTGGCCGGCTGCGGCCGATACCAGCAAGCCTGCCCCACCCGCGCCGCCCCCACCGCCGCCTGGCAGCCTCTACAGGGTCAGCAACGGACGCATCTATGCGCCGGACGGCACGGCATTCCGCGCCAAGGGGGTCAATGTGCTCTACACCCGCCCCTGGGGCAGTGACGGTGGCGTTGACATCACCCGCGTCACCAGCGCGCGGCTGCGGGCCAGTCTGCCCGGCCTGCGCGTCGTGCGCTTTGCGTGCTCACCGCTGCCATCGGTCAACGATGCGACGGTGACGAACTGGATCGACGATCTGACCGCCAATGGGGTGGTCGTGGTCATGGACCCGCACTATTCGCAGAACGCGATCAGTCCGACCGATCCGGCATGCACTGCATTCCTGAGTGGCTTTGCTGCGCGCTACCGGACCAACCCGCTTGTGTGGGGGGCGTCGCAGAACGAACCGCATGGCAGCGGCATCTCGCCGATGATGCTCGGGCAATACAATGCGTGGCGGAATGCCGGGAACAACTCACCATTCATGCTGTGCCCCGGCAATCCGGGTTCTGAAGTCACCACGATGAACCCGGCTGATTTCGCCGGCATGACCAACGTTTGCTGGGACGTGCATAACTATGGCTGGGCGCTTGGCGGCGGCCTGTGGCCCGGCTATCTGACCAGTCTCGGTGTGTTCAGGAGTCGTGACGGCGTGATCCCCTTAACGTGCCTGGAAACTGGCGATGGCGGCGGCAGCAGTGCCGTCGATGGGAACTGGCAGGATGTGTTCAACATCGCACTCGGCTTCGACATCACCGCCTGGTGGATGGTGAATTGGACGAACCAATGGCCCGCTGATCTGATCTGGGACGCCCCGTTCGACGGATCAAAGATTCACCCTGGATACGGGCAGATGGTGGCGAACGCGATCCGGTCAGGCTGAGCCGGCCATTTCCGGCACCACGTCCTCATCCGCCGGCGGCTCGCTGAACCACGTCTGCAGCACGCCCGACACGATCGCCGTGTAACGCTCCAGGCCCGGATGGTTCTTGGCGGTCAGGTGCTCCTTCATCTGGAGCGATTCCTCCCCACATATCAGAGCGTTTGCCGCCTCGGCCGACTGCACATCGCGCGCGGCGAGTGCGAAGGCGGCCAGCCAGTCGTTGATCGTGCGGCGGGGCTTGGCCTCGGCGGTTGGCGCGTCTGGCGCTGCGCCAGCAGGCTCTGGCGCGGCATCAATGGTGGTGCCGTTGAACGGCTCGGCCGGTATGTCGCGGGCCTCCTCGACCGCCATCAAGCCACGGAGCACGTCGGGGAAGGCATCTCGCAACGCCCACGAGCGGGCACGCCAGACCAGCATCCGTTGAGGGTACTGCGCCCAGGTTCCCTGCTTGGCCCACAGCCCCGCCTTCTTGGCGTCGGCCACGGAGAACTTGGCCGTCACCGGCTTCTTGCCGTGGCGCGTCGCGCGGCAGAACGCCGTCATGTTGTCGCCCTCGCCTTCGATCCACTCCTCGATGTCATCACAGACAGAGGACTGGCGGCAAAGCCCCGGCATGGCATCGCCCCAAACGGCAGGGCGGCCATTCACTACAGAGATGTTCTGCAGCGACTGCATCGGCGGCAAGCCTAGCTCTGCCCCCATCTGAACAGCCAAGAGGATGTTCTCCGGCTTGCCGATGTAATCCTTTGGCACCATCGACGAGCGGGCGGCCCGTTCTGCGAACTGAACCAGCTCGGTGAACGTTTGCGGCGCAAGCGGCGATACCCTGCGTTCAACGGGCGTTAAGGCGTTCATCTCGTCCTCACTACCAAATGTGGCTGCGGCTCGCTCAGTGTCGCGCCTGGGACCGGGCCGGCTTTGAGCGCTCTGGCCAGTGCCACCAGATCGGGCGCACGGCGGATGAAAGCCTCCGGCAACTCTGCCTCGTTGGCTTCGACCTTTTGCCGATACGCTATGCTCGCCGTGTAAGCGGCCCGTTCCAGCGGTCGATTAAGCCGCAGCGCCTCCAGCATCCGCCGCGCTTCATCGCGTTTCACCTCGACGCGCTGCTTGAAACGCTTCGCACGGGCAGCGGCTAATTCAGCCAGGATGGCATCTGCCATGCTGGACTCAATCAGCGCGTCCAGCTTGGCGAAAACGTCAGTCTCACCATCCAGCGTGTCGATCATAAGCTGATCGTCCGGTGACAGCGTTCCGTCCTCCGCCATCAGTGCGGCTTGCAGTCGCATAGCCGCGGACATCTCGCGCTCTATCTGGAACGGGCTTGGCACGCTGCTCATGCTGCCGGCTCGTGCTCGGGTTCGACGGTAGACGCGCCGATGACGGCAAGCGGCCACTGGCGCTTGGCCCGCCGCGGCCGGCGCTCGCCGGAGATGTCGGCAATGTGCTCGCGCAGCAGTTCCCGACGCGCTTCCAGCACCAGCAACTGGTTGTCGATCTCTCCCAACTCAATGCGCCACCGCTCGACGGCGGTGGTGGCGTTCGTCAATACAGATGCGTTGTCACTCATGGTACGTCCTCATCCTCGATGACTACCGGGCCGCGCAGATTGGCGCGTTCACGTTGAATGTCGCCCCATGCCGCAGCGAGATCGGCCACCAGATCGAGCGGGGTCCATCGGGAGTGCGGGTGTTCGAGATCGAACGCATCGGGACCGAGCATGACGACGGTGGCGACGATGATCTGCTCGATCGCGTCCAATCGCTCGGCGTCGCGCAGGTCACGGTCGATGGCGTCCGCCTCGCGCGAGCGCACATGACGGGTCAGAAACTGCGGATCGGCTAGGCTCATCGTCAAGGCCCTACGAAATTCGTATGTGCGCGCGCCCAAACAACGGCGCGGCACACACTGAAATCGCCAGCTTTAACGCTGGATTAACGGTCGGCTCACGGGGAAAAAATGTGGTGTCCGGTGAAGACAACGCTACATTTTGAGGTCGCCGCGGCTGCGCGGCAAACCGGCTAAGAAAAGGCACGGCACGATGGGGCATGGCGGTCTGCACCTATATGAAGGTGCACAGGTTACCCCGAGTAACGCAAAAGCGCAAGCCTCCGCCGCCTCGGAATCTCCAATCTTTGAAAAAAGTGTTGCCCGGTTAGCTCGCCAGCTCGAGCGCACCGACGTGCGCGACTCGGCCGGCATTGCGCTGATTGCGCGTCTGCTTGCTGTCCTCGCGGGCATCGACGGAGGCTGAGAACAGTTCCAGATGCTTCTGCTGGAGCTTCTCCGGGAGCTGCCTGTACAGGGTGATCAGCGCCCGCTCGGCTGGGTCAGTGACGCGCATCAGATTGCCCCTGCCCCATTCGCCTATCAGCTCGGAAACCGGGCAATTCAGCGCCTTTGCCACGGCGCGGAGGCGGGCCAGGGGGATGCGTCTGGCGTGGCTTTCCCACAGCACGACCGCGGGCCGGCTGACGCCTACGGCGGCGGCCAACTCCTGTTGGGTCATGCTACGGGAGCGCCGCAGTTCACGGATACGATCGCCGACTTCCACGGTGGTTCCTTCTTCGATCAGCCGATTGGTCGCGTCGGATATAGGTTACGCCAGGTAAGGGCGCCATGAAAACAGAGTAACGGCGTTGCCAAGGGTGGTTGCTGGTTGTAACATGGCGCATGGACCGCGACCCCGCCCTGGTGGCAGCCCTAAGCCGGCGCCTTGCGGTCAAGCGCATTGCCGCGGCGGCCGGTATTTCGTCGCAGGCCGTCTCGCGCTGGCGGCGGGTTCCTGAACGCTGGCTGGATGTCGTGGCGCGGGTGAGTGGTGTTCCTGCGCATGAGCTGCGGCCTGATCTGCGCTCGGCGCCGCGGGTTCGCCGTATCCGCGAGGCCGCCGAATGAGTCCGCGCGGTGCCTCCGATGTGTGGCCCGAGGCGCGGCTGGCCGTGCTGCGCACGCTGTGGGCCTCAGGGCTGTCCACGCCGAAGATCGCGCTGCAGCTCTCCACCACCAAGAACGCGGTGATCGCGCGGGCGCGGCGGCTGGGACTGCCTGGCCGGCAGGACCCGGTGATCCGTGCCCTGGACGACCCGCGCCGGCGTGAGGTGGTGGTCCGTGTGGAACGGGCGGGCAAGGTGACACTGCCGCCGCTGCCATCGCTGCGTGAGGCGTGTTGAATCCGCGCGCGCCCTCGGCCGAGCTGATTGCTGCGCTGCGGCAGATGCGCGACGAGGGGCTGTCGTTCGTGGCGATCGCCGCGCGTATCGGGCGGACCAAGGGCCAGGTGG